AGGCTAAAGCTGACACCAAACGTGCTACAGCATCTCGTGTAACATCTGACATGTCAGGAGCACCTAAGACTAAATCTTACAAGATTAAGAAGGGTGATACTCTGAGTGCATTGGCTAAGAAGTATGGTACTTCTGTAAAAACAATTATGAATCTTAATGAAAGCATCAATGATGCTGACAAGATTTATGCAGGTCGTACAATCAAACTACCATCGGAGAAGTAACATGGCAGAGCCAATGGCAACAAAAGCAGAACTTACACAGCTACGTAAGCGTGGTATGGAAGTTACCCCAAAGAACCTTCGTATGATTCGTATTATCATGGAGCAGGATAAGAAGAATAATAAAATTCCACCACAGAAGCCAGCTCGTGGCATGAGTAAGAAGAATGTATCTATGCCTTCTGAGCCTACTGGTATGGCAAAAGGTGGCATGGTTAAGAAAGGTAAGTACGCTAACTGTGGTGCATCTGTACCTCCTGCACGTAAAGGCAAGTAAGGGGTAGATAGCAGTGGCATTTAGTAAAGCTACACGTATTCTGACATATTCAGTATCGTGCACTACGGAGAATCAGGAGGAGGTGTTGTACACTTGCCCTGCAAATTGTCGTGCTATGATGTCGCTGCTATTCTTTTCTAACGCTAACGGTAACACTACGGTAGATGTTAATTGGTATAGAGAGAATGGCACTAAACATGTTCATATCGTTGGTGGTAAGAATATGACTAGCGGTGAGTTTGTACAGTTTAGTGATGGCATCATAGTGTTTGAGCCGGGTGATTATATGACTGTAACACCTAGCGGCAACACTACACCACACATTGATGCATTGGGCACCGTAGAAGAAGTATTCATTCCAGTAGGATAGGGTAATGGCAAGAGAGTTAACAGATAAGCAGAAGTTGTTTCTTGCTGTTCTATTTGAAGAGGCAGCAGGGAATCCCGTAAGAGCTAAAGAGTTGGCTGGCTATGCAGCCTCCTACTCAACTACAGAAGTAGTGGCTTCACTTAAAGAAGAGATTCTGGAAGCATCATCTATGTATCTAGCTCGTAATGCTCCACGAGCAGCTATGGCTATGGTGGGTGCAATTAATGATCCAACAGAGTTGGGCATTAAAGAAAAGATGAATGCTGCCAAGGAAATTATGGACAGGGTTGGTCTTGTTAAGACTGATAAAGTACAAGTAGAGAGTAGTGGTGGGGTTATGTTGCTTCCACCTAAAAATGCTGAATGAGTAGAGATGTAGGTAAATGGATTTTACCACAGCCTGAAGCGGATAAGGAGGTGTATGTTCCTATCCCTCGGCTAGCAAGGGTCATACCTTTTGGATATAAGGTAGATGAAGAAGACCCTGATGTACTGCAACCAATCCCCATAGAACTGAAAGCACTAGAGAAGGCTAAGGTTTATTTGAAGCAGTACAGTTATCGGGAGGTGGCTAATTGGCTGTCTACACAGACAGGTAGACGTATCTCCCACATGGGATTGAAGAAGAGGATTGAGAGTGAAATCTCCTACAGGCGAAGAGCTGCAGCTATCCGTATCTGGGCCGAAAAACTTGAGAAAGCAATCAAGAAAGCGCACGAGTACGAAACCCAAAGGGTCGGGGCGAAAGCAAGCAGAGAAGAAACAGAAAGCGCCAGCGATACTTGAAGTTGAAGGAACCACTACAGTTAGCAGTAGTGCATCTGTAGATGAGTTGAATGTTGTATTCAAACCAAATGCTGGCCCTCAGTCAGACTTTCTAGCAGCAGGTGAACGTGAAGTATTATACGGTGGTGCTGCGGGTGGCGGTAAGTCATATGCGATGCTTGCAGATCCTATACGTTTTATGGGTCATCCCGCTTTCTCTGGCCTTCTCCTTCGTCATACAAATGAAGAGTTGAGGGAGTTGGTGTGGAAGAGTCAAGAACTCTACCCTAAAATATGGCCGGGAATTAAATGGTCTGAGCGTAAGATGCAATGGACTGCACCTAGTGGTGCTCGTCTGTGGTTCTCCTACCTTGACAGAGATGACGATGTGTTGCGCTATCAGGGTCAGGCATTTAGCTGGATTGGCTTTGACGAGTTGACACAATGGCACACACCATTCGCATGGAACTATATGCGATCTCGTCTACGTAGTACGGCTACTGACCTACCTGTATATATGCGAGCTACGACAAACCCAGGTGGGCCGGGACATGCTTGGGTTAAAAAAATGTTCATAGATCCTGCTAAAGCGGGTCAGGCATTTGATGCTACGGACATTGACACAGGTAAAACCCTTGCATTCCCTAAAGGGCATAAGCGTGAAGGTGAGCCTTTATTCAAGCGTAGGTTTATACCTGCGTTCCTAACGGATAACCCGCACCTTGCAGAAGCAGGTGACTATGAAGCAATGCTACTGTCACTACCAGAGATGCAGCGTAAGCAGCTACTTGAGGGGTCATGGGATATTGCGGAAGGCGCAGCCTTCACAGAGTTTGATAGAAGCAAGCATGTAGTGGAACCTTTTGATATCCCGCACAACTGGGTTAAGTTCCGTGCTTGTGACTATGGATACGGAAGTTGGACTGGTGTTATATGGTTTGCCGTTGCACCAGATGAGCAATTGATTGTGTATAGAGAACTGTATGTCACTAAGGTACTGGCTACAGACCTAGCTGACATGATTCTGGAAGTGGAGCAGAATGATGGTAACATTCGGTACGGTGTATTGGACAGCTCTCTATGGCACAAGCGTGGAGATACTGGCCCAAGTTTGGCAGAACAAATGATTATGCGTGGATGTCGCTGGCGTCCATCAGATCGTAGTGCTGGCTCTCGTGTTGCAGGTAAGAACGAAATACATAGACGATTACAGGATGATGAGTTTACGGGCAATCCTCGTATGGTTATATTTGATAACTGTACAAACTTGATTGCTCAATTACCAATACTGCCACTGGATAAAAAGAATCCAGAAGATATTGACACTAAAGCGGAAGACCACTTGTACGATGCACTGCGTTACGGTATTATGTCAAGACCTCGCTTTACATCGTGGGACTACGATCCTACGTCTTCAACACTTAACAGCCGCCAGCGTATCGCTGATCCTACCTTTGGCTATTAATAGGAAATTAAAATGGAAGAAGATGATCTCATCATTGAAGACGGTGCTTTGTCACTAGAAGATGTTGACAACTATTATGACGAAGATCCTGCTGCTTTTGAGCTTCTACGTTTTGTAGAAGAGAAGTATCAACGTGCAGAAGATAGCCGTACTACAGATGAAGAACGCTGGCTGAAAGCATACCGTAACTATCGTGGCATTTACGGTAGTGATGTTCAGTTTACTGAAGCAGAGAAGAGTAGGGTTTTTATTAAAGTCACTAAGACTAAAACCTTAGCTGCGTATGGTCAGATTGTTGATGTGCTGTTTGCTAACAATCGTTTCCCTGTATCAATTGAACCAACCACTCTACCAGAGGGTGTAGCTGAGAGTGTTCATTTCGATCCTAAAAAGCCAAAGGCTGAAGGAGAAGAGAATGAATCTCAGGATATGGCATCCACTATCTTTGGTGTGCCTGTGTCTGAATTGCTAGGCCCACTTAAGGAAGACTTGGAAGGTATAGAAGGATTGCAAGAGGGTGCAGGGGTTACACCATCTGCTATGACTTTCTCTCCTGCTATGATTGCAGCTAAGCTGATGGAAAAGAAAATTATAGATCAGCTAGAAGAAAGTAGTGCCAGTAAAAAGCTACGTAGTGTTTCATTTGAATGTGCACTATTTGGCACAGGTATTATGAAAGGGCCGTTTGCAGTAGATAAGGAATACCCTAACTGGAATGATGAGGGTGAGTATGAACCTACCCTTAAAACAGTTCCTACTGTATCTCACGTATCTTGCTGGAACTTCTACCCTGATCCAGATGCTACAAATATGGATGAAGCACAGTACGTTATCGAACGTCATAAGATGTCTCGCTCACAGATTCGTGCACTTAAAAAGCGTCCATTCTTCCGTAGTGATGTGATTGATTCTATAATTGAACAGGGCGAGCAGTATGATAAGAAGTACTGGGAAGATGATCTGGCAGATTATGATACTAGCTATGGCGTTGATCGCTTTGAAGTGTTGGAGTATTGGGGTTCTGTTGAAACAGAAATGCTTGAAGATGCGGGTGTAGAAATTCCAGAAGATCTAGAAGACTTCGGTGAACTCAACGCTAACATCTGGATTTGTAATGGACGTGTGCTACGTGTAGTGCTAAACCCATTCAAGCCATCTCGTATTCCATACTATGCTGTACCATATGAGCTAAACCCCTACGGATTCTTTGGTGTAGGTATTGCAGAGAACATGGACGATACGCAGACATTGATGAATGGATTTATGCGTATGGCTGTAGACAATGCTGTACTGTCGGGCAACCTACTCATTGAAGTAGATGAAACAAATCTAGTGCCGGGACAAGATCTATCTGTATATCCGGGTAAGGTTTTCCGTAGGCAAGGTGGTGCACCCGGACAAGCTATCTTTGGTACGAAGTTCCCTAACGTGGCTGCAGAAAACTTGCAACTGTTTGATAAGGCTCGTGTACTAGCAGATGAATCTACTGGCTTCCCTTCATTCGCACATGGACAAACTGGTGTTAGTGGCGTGGGTCGTACTGCCAGTGGTATTAGTATGCTTATGGGAGCTGCTCAGGGATCAATCAAATCCGTAATCAAGAATGTGGATGACTACTTGCTACGCCCTCTAGGTGAAGCTATGTTTTCATTTAATATGCAGTTTGACTTTGACCCACGCATTAAAGGCGACTTGGAAGTTAAAGCACGTGGTACTGAATCACTAATGGCTAACGAAGTTCGTAGTCAGCGATTGATGCAGTTCCTTCAGGTTGCATCTAACCCTGCGCTTGCACCATTTGCTAAATTCCCTTACATCATTCGTGAGATTGCTAAGTCAATGGATTTAGATCCTGAGAAGGTTACTAATAGTATTGAAGAAGCTGCACGACAGGCTGAATTATTTAAACAAGAACAAGCACTTAACCCGCAGCAAGGAAATGATATGGGTGGAGTACAGGATACATCTGGTGGCGGTGGCGGTCAGATAGGTATGGGTACAGCACCAACTCCGGGTGAACAAGGCTTTACAGGGAATGAACAGAGTGGACAAGAGCAAGCGCCAGCAGGCGGTCAGCCGCCTCAAACCCCTATGCAATAACAAACGTCAATGGGACGCACTCTTGGAATACCTTGAGTGCCACATTGATGAGCATAGGTTGACATTAGAGCAGAGTGATGACCCCACTAAGATGCATCGTGCACAGGGGGCTATCGCTGCTCTACGTAAGCTAAAGTATATGAGAGATGAGGCTAACTCAGTATGAAGAGTGAAGAAAGAGATCCAGTTAGCGGTAATGAAGTACCTGTAGGTGCATTTCCCGAAGAAGTCAGAGATGATGTACCTGCTATGCTTAGTGAAGGGGAATTTGTATTACCTGCGGATGTAGTGCGTTACATTGGCTTAGATAAGCTTATGCAGATGCGTGATGCAGCTAAAGCTGGCTTGGCTGCTATGGATGACGAAGGGCAGATTGGTGGTGAGCCAGTAGAAGATATACCTGAAGAAGATATGTCTGAAGGTGTAGCTAAAGAACCACTAGAAATGGCTGTTGGTGGATTTGTTGCACCCGAGTATTTGGGTAAGAAACCTCCTGCATACTTATCTCAGTCTGAGCGTTTGTTTAAGCCGCCTGAGCATTCTGTAATGCCTAAAGAAGGTGAGGCTATCTATGGGGATGGTGCTCCACCTGCTGCACAAGCTCCCTCTCCTACAGGCGATGTAGTTCCTACTGTAGGTCAGGGTGCACCTTCGTATGCAATGAAGAAGTATAAGAATGCTGAGGGTAGTGTTATGTATGTGCCCTTTATTAATGGTGAGCCTCAAATTGATATTCCAGAAGGCTATGTAGAAATCAGCCGTGCTAAGGATATTAATACAGAAGCAGAATTGATTGAGAAGGGTAAGACAGAAAGTGCTTCTGTGGAAAGTGCTAAAGCTGGCACCGCAACTGTTCAAGATAGTGGCAGTAGTAGTAGTGGGAACTCCGAACAGCCAATCCAATACACGAGTGAATCTAGCCGATTGAGCATGATGGCTGATGCATTAGATGATCCTGAATTGGCTAAGCTTAGTAAAGAGTTGATGTGGGATGAGTTGGGTAGGGGTCTTAAGGAAGCTGGATCACTACTTATGCCGGGAGGTGTTCTCCGTGCTATCTTTGGTGAGGATAAAGAGAAAGCACCTGTTTACTCAAAAGCCCAGCAAGCTGCGTATGATCATGTTAAAGCTACGTATGGATTAGATGACAGTGGCGCTAATGATATGCTATCTATGTTGCAATCTACTTCTAAAGGTACAAAAGTAACTCGTAATGATATGCAGACAATGATGGAGGAGTTGCAAGCTAAAGTAGGTGCTGCAGGTAAAGTTGCAGGGTGGTCTGCAGAAGAAATAAAAGCTCAGACTATGCGAGCTGCACTTGGTTTGTTGAATAGTCCTGCTGCTAAGCAGAAAGGAGAAGGATACGATGGTATACCTCTAGGAGAGAAGCTTGGCAAAGGTATGATTGAAGTTCCCGATGAACTTGGATTCTTTGGCAAACTATTCCGTACAGATGAACAAGAAAAAGAATATAACACTAAACGCCAAGAGGCTATTAAGAAGCAGCAAGAGCAACTTATTAGCGGGACACTGGAAGGCAAGAAGGCACTTGACGAAGCTAAGCAAGCTGCTAAGAAAGGTGATGTTACTGCTGTTAACAAGTTGCTACAAGAAGGTCTTATATCTCCATCACAAGCTAATCAAGTTAGAGAAGATGCACAGCGAGAAAAAGACAGACAAGTGGAAGCTGCTCGTATTGCTGAACAGAACCGTAAGGCTGCACAACGTGCTTCACAACTTAAAGCAGAGAAGGCAGAAGCTGACAGGATAGCAGCAGCAGCCCGTAAAGCTCAGAGTAAATCAGGCGGTGGTGGTAGTGTAACCACTAATGTAGGTGGTGGATGGCAGAATAGTAGTAGTGGTGGTTATACTGCTTCTACTACAGGTGGAACTACTATTACATATGGTGCAGCATCTTCTACAGGCACTAACACAGCATCTACTATATCTGGAGGTACTGGACGTAGTGATGGTGGCTACAGATGGGCTACTGGTGGTCTTGTAGCTAAACGTAAGAAAAAGAAATCTAAAGATAGTGAATAATAATACTTGCAATAATAACATCTGAGGTGTACAATCTTCATTGTCGGTGCGGCAGGGTCAATGTATATAATCTATGTACATTCCCTCTGCACTTCCTTTCTGATTAACCTCATCAACAATTG